GAGATTCCTCTTTCGGGTTCCTGCTGTTCTGTCAGGAACATTGCATAATTGGCAATCTGAGGTATGCTGTCATTTATATGAAGCAGGTTAAATTGGTCAAGCAGTGAGATACTTTTTTCCATGTGTTCTCTTGCAAGATCGGGATGACCGTTCATGCGGTAAAGTCCACCGAGATTGGCATGAAGGTTGGAAACAAGGCGAGCATTGTCAGCAGTGATATTTTCTATCTGGGCAAGTGCATCCTTTTCCAGTTTTATTGCTTTTTCTGGCTTGATTTCAAGAGTAGCCTGAAAATCCAGTAACAATGCCCGGTCAGAGTTGGTGCCAATGCTTTTTGTCTTTAACAGCACCTTCAGTTCCTGAATGATTCCCTTCATACCTTTGTGATAGTTATAGTTATCCATGTATGGAAATGCATTTTCCAGAAAAAGCAGATACTTTGGCATATCATCTTTTTCAATTAATTTTATGATATTTCCGATTGTTTGAAATAGCTTTTTATAATAATCTACTTCCATTCCATGCATTAAACATAGGTGCTGTAAAGAATCCAGCAACGTGTGACAACTACTTACAGATGGTTTTGTCTCTGAAAGGGTGATTTCCTGAATCATCGGATGCAGAGAGATAGTGCGACGTGTTGTTGTCTGAACGAAACCAGTCTCAATTAAATCGTTGATTTCATTTAGTGTGGGCAGTTCCAGCCATTTGGCAAATATACGGGCAGAAATACCGGTGGAAGGAAGAAAGCACATATTACACATGATATCCTGCTGTTCAAGAGATAAAGTGTATAAAGAAAACAGCGTATGGATATGACTGTAATAGGTGGCTTTGCTGCTTTGTCCATCTTTGATTATTTTAATTTTATCTTCGTTATGGAAAGATGCTTTTTCCACCTGAAGTCTTGTTAATAACTGGTCTGGAGTTGAGATTCCATTTTCCAGAAGTTTTGCTGCCAGTTCCACGGCAAAAGTATGAGAATGAACAGTTTCGATGATCTTTTCAACTGTTGCCCGGTACGTGTCTGCCTCTGAATAAAATACTGATGCCAGCTGGAAGAGAGCGTTCATATTCTCTATTTCTTTTAATGGCAGAGTACAGTATTCATCCAGTTTGCTTCTGGTTGTAAACAAAATCTGGCAGCGATATTTTAATACTACTGACAGAAAGCTGTCCTGTGTCGCAGTGACATTAAAATTATCTATGATAAGCAGAGTATCGGATTTCAGGGAACGAAGGAAACGGTTATGTCTTTGAAACCGTTCCTGTTCAGTGCTTTCCGGCAGATCGTCAATAAAATCCATGTCAGTAATATCCTGATGAAGATTGCCGGTATATTCTACATAAAGGATATTGGTGTATTGCTTTATGTACCGCTTTGCGTAGGCTTTGGCAAGTTCACTTTTTCCGATTCCGGCGATTCCACAAAGAAAAACATGACGGTTTTCCTCAAGCATGGTATATAATTCTTCCAGTTCTTTATCTCTTCCGATAAAATGACGGCATGGTTTCGGAACCTCACTGTCCATAATATAATCCAGCACAATGGGGGATAAAGCGCCTCCGGCGAGCAGCTTCTGATTTTTGGTATTACGTTTGATGAATTGGCGTTCCATGCCAAAAGAAATCAGTTTTGCAAGAAACAGCAGTCTTGAACTGGCTGGTTTATATAAGGGAGTCAGATTTTTCTTTTTCGCATCTGAGATGCTGTCATCCTGAATGAATAAAGTGTAAATATCTTGTATTGCCATATTACAGTCAGACATCAGTGGAAGAAGATTCTGGTGGATGGTATGGGCTAATTTTTCCTGATTGGATGGCTTGGAATAGTAAGCGGATATTTTAGGACTGATTTTAGCCTGACCAGTCATCCAGCGGCAAACCAGACCGTTATCCATTGAAAAATCCTGATTTGCCGGATCATCCATAAAATCTTCAAATAATTCGTATAAAAAATCAGGCTGACTCATTTGATTACTTTCGCTGATATGATTTTTTAAGCAAGTGCTAATAGAAGAAAAATCGCATCGATTCAATAGAAATTCCCCTTTCGTAGTTAAGATTGAGTATATCTATCATAACACGAACATACATTCGATTCAAGGAAATACGGATATTTTTAAAGTGATTGTGTCAATTTACAATCAATTTCTATTCAATGTGGTTTTCAGGCAGGTTCTGTAAAATAAGCTCAGAACAAACAATAACGGGAGGAGCTTATGCAACAGAATATTGAATTTGAGCGGTGCATTGATTTTCTGGTACGGATGATTGATAAGTACGGCGAAGAAGTCCTCCGGGAGTTGGAGGAAGAAAAACAGAATAAGGAAGAAAAAGAAGCGGCAGTTTCCTGAAATACAAAATGTAAATCAGGCTGTCGCTTTTTTGTGAAATTATTCGGTTGCGTTATCTTTTACTTCTGCAAGCATAATCTGCTCTAGTCGGTCAATATCTGGAAATACCACTTTTTTGCCTCTGGAATGAAGTTGACGAATTTTTTTCATACGTGTTGTTACTTCCCTGTGAATGGAATGCTTAACAGGAACCGGATTATTATTTCGAGTATGTATATGGTCAAGATAGTACTCTCTGATTGGAAACATATTCTGGAGAAGAAAAGCAGCTTCTTTTCCATCAAATTCACCTAAAACAATCGTTAGGCACTTTCCGTATTTAGCCACCTGTTTATCGTGTATTGCTTTAAACTTTTCTACACGAGAACTGAGTGGAACCATCCATAACAGAGAAGTTTTATTGTCACGCAGACAGTAAAAAGTAGGACGGTATGTACCGCCCTCTTTGTTCTGCATTAAGTTGGAATCCTGTACTTTTTCAAAGTATTCATCTTTAATATGGTAAACGTATCCTTCTTGATATATCATGTTTATCACCTATAAAATAAGCCCTGCCATGCGGCAGGGCCGAAATTTTCGAGCCGGACATTTATTAGACGCTTCCGGTGAGCGAACAATATTTTCGATCCGATCACTTATAAGCCGCCAACGGTGGGCGAACAATATTTTCGATGACAGAAATCCTGTCTCTATCATTATTATATGGTTGTAACGAAAATATGTCAATAAAAAATAAAAAGAAGTATTGAAAATAGTTGGAACAAGTACTAAAATAAAGTTGGGACAACAAAACGGAGTTATATTGCGAGGAAGATTATGAAGAATAAAAAGATTAAATGCGATATATATACCAGAGTATCCACAACCATGCAGGTAGATGGATACAGTCTAGATGCTCAGAAAGAAAAACTCAAAAGATATGCGGAATTTCAGAACATGGAAATCGTAAATGAGTATTCCGATGAAGGTAAATCTGGAAAGAGCGTAGAGGGCAGACCGGAATTTCAGAGAATGTTGGATAATATTGAGAATGGCACAGATGAGGTGCAGTTTGTACTGGTGTTCAAGCTTTCCAGATTTGGTCGTAATGCGGCAGATGTTTTAAATTCTTTGCAGCGGATGCAGGATTTTGGAGTGAATCTGATCTGTGTTGAAGATGGAATTGACAGCTCAAAAGATAGTGGAAAGCTGATGATTTCTGTTCTGTCTGCGGTGGCAGAGATTGAACGAGAGAATATCCTTGTTCAGACAATGGAGGGACGTAAGCAGAAAGCCAGGGAAGGAAAATGGAACGGCGGATTTGCTCCATATGGCTATGAATTGGTAAATGGAGAATTGCAGATTGCAGAGGATGAAGCGGAAATTATTCGTCTGATCTATGATAAATTTATTCATACCAATATGGGAATCTCTGCGATTGCTGCATGGCTGAACCAGCATGGATATAAAAAGAAAAAACGACAGAATAATACACTGGACGCATTTGCCGCATCATTTATAAAAGGCGTTCTGGATAATCCGGTATACTGTGGAAAGCTGGCTTATGGACGAAGGAAAAACGAGAAAGTTTCTGGTACAAGAAATGAATATCGCATTGTAAAGCAGGAAAATTATATGCTGCACGATGGTATCCATGAAGGGATTATTTCGGAAACAGACTGGGAGCTGGCTCATCAAAAACGGGAAAAAACAGGTGTGAAATATGAAAAGACACATAGCCTCGATCATGAGCATATTTTATCCGGAATATTGAGATGTCCGTTATGTGGAAGCGGTATGTATGGAAACGTGAACCGAAAGAAAAAGAAAGACGGAACCTTATATAAGGATTATTTCTATTATGCCTGCAAACATCGTCGCCTGGTAGATGGTCATAAATGTGGATATCGTAAACAATGGAGCGAGGAGAAGATTAACAATGCAGTGGAAGAAGTTATTCGGAAGCTGGTGAAGAATCCGAAATTTGAAGAAGCAATTCTGAATAAAATCGGTTCAAGAATAGATACAGAAGAAATAGAAAAAGAGATTGAAAGACTGGAAAAACAGCACAGGCAACTGACCGGAGCAAAAGCAAGACTTGGACAGCAGATGGATAGTTTGGATATCATGGATAAATTTTATGAAAAGAAATATCAGGATATGGAGACACGCTTATATCGTCTATATGATGAAATTGAAGGCGTGGAGAACAGTATAGAAGAAGTTAAGAATCGCCTGCTGAATATCCGGCAACAGAAAATATCAGAAGAAAACGTCTATCAATTTCTTTTATATTTTGATAAACTATATGATAAGTTCACCGACCTGGAGAAGAAAGAATTTCTTAACAGCTTTGTAGAACGGGTGGACATTTACGAGCAGGAGCAGCCAGATGGCAGATTCCTGAAGCACATAAAGTTCCGTTTTCCTGTGTATTTCGGAGACAGGGAGACACAGGAACTTTGTTGGGACAACGAAAGTACCGTTGAAACAATAGTTGCACTACATCGGACAAATTTGTAAGAATCCTTGATTTTAGGCACTTTGAGAGGTTTTTCAGGTTTGACCAGAGTGACCGAAAAACGTACAAAAAGGCAATTTCCGATGGGGTAAATGTGTCGGTTGTATTGGATAGCGGCTTCGGAAACACATCAAAGGAAAAGTAATACTTTTATCATTCAACAGAATAAAAGAAACGTGAAAGACCGTTCATTTTCAAGAAAAATTGAAAGTGAGTGGTCTTTTTTTATACCTTTAAAACGGATTTTTATTAAGAAGTTTTGAAGGGCTGATTCGATGTGTTCGAGAAAGGTGATATTATGGAGACAATCAGGTATGTAGTTGTATGGAGCAATTTAGCAAATTTTATTGGAGAAATGGTAGCAAAGTTCAGAAATACAAAAATCTCTATTGAAAGAAAAGTTGCAGCATGATACTGTAACCGTATAGACGGATAAATAAATTTATAAATACGGATATGTACGGAATGTTGATGGAGGAAAAATCATGATTATCAGTGAAAGAATTTTTTGTGTGATGAAGCAGAAGAACATAACGCAGTTGGAACTCTCAAGAAGGACCGGGATTGCAACAAGTAACATCAGTGACTGGAAGAAGAAAAAGACGAATCCCAAAGCGGACTGTCTGTTGTCTATATGTGATGCATTGGAGATTACTCCAGAACAGCTTTTGACTGGAAAAGGAATTGATCCGGAATATAAAGATGCAGATATGGATTATGAAGTTACCAGGTCGGATATTAAGATTTTAAAGCAGATTCACAGCCTTGGAGATGCGCAGTATAAAAGATTGATGGCGTATATGAAAGCCTTGCAGAAGTTGGAACAGATGGAGAACATGGTGGAGGAATAGAGATGGCAAATAAAATAGTTAGGGAAATTATTCACGCAAAAGGAATTGATATTGGGATTTACACGAAAGATTTTGAAAATGAATATATTTCGTTGACAGATATTGCAAAATATAGAAATGATAATGATCCCAGATTTGTCATTCAGAACTGGATGCGAAACAGAAATACAGTTGAGTTTTTGGCTGTTTGGGAAGAACTTCATAATCCAGATTTTAACCGTGTGCAATTCGAGGCGGTTAGAAGTGAGGCAGGATTAAACAGGTTTGTTATGACGCCAACCAAATGGATTGAACAGACCAATGCTATTGGAATAGTGTCAAAAGCAGGCAGATATGGTGGAGGAACTTATGCACATAGCGATATTGCAATGGCATTTGCTACATGGATTTCTCCGGAATTTCAACTGTATATTATGAAAGATTACCGCAGGTTAAAACAAGATGAAAATAGTCGATTTTCATTGGACTGGAACTTGAACAGGGCTTTATCAAAGGTGAACTACCGTATTCACACAGATGCGGTGAAGGAAAATTTGATTCCACCAGAGCTAACACCAGAACAGATTGCTTATACATATGCCAGTGAAGCAGATCTTTTAAATGTTGCTTTATTTGGTCAGACTGCAAAGCAATGGAAAAATAATAATCCGGGTAAAAAGGGGAATGTGCGTGATGATGCAAACTTAAATCAGTTGTTGGTGTTGGCAAATATGGAAAGTTATAATGCTATTTTAATTGAGCAGGGTAAATCTCAATCAGAAAGACTTATATTGCTTAGAAATTTGGCAATCAGGCAGATGGATACATTAGTCAGTATCAATCTGTCGGCAGTTTCGGCACTTCCTGGAGGTGATATGTAAATTGAAGAAAGAGAAAATCAAAGTATATTTATACACCCGTGTCTCGACAACCATGCAGATAGATGGCTATTCTCTGGATGCACAGAAAACAAAAATGAAAGCGTTCTGCGACTATAATGAATATGAAATTGCCGGTGAGTATGAGGATGCAGGAAAATCCGGCAAATCAATAGAGGGAAGAGTTTCATTTAATCAGATGATGGAGGATATTAAGTCAGGAAAAGATGGAGTATCTTATGTTCTTGTATTTAAACTTTCCAGATTTGGAAGAAATGCGGCAGATGTACTTGCAACATTACAAGTAATGCAGGATTTTGGAGTGAATCTGATTTGTGTGGAGGACGGAATAGATTCATCCAAAGATGCCGGGAAGCTTATGATATCTGTTCTGTCAGCAGTGGCAGAGATTGAACGTGAGAACATTCGTGTTCAGACAATGGAAGGAAGGATGCAGAAAGCTAGGGAAGGTAAATGGAACGGTGGTTTTGCACCATATGGATATTCTCTCATTGATGGAAAACTAGAAGTCAAGGGAAAAAGATACTTGTCAAAGGTCTGAAAGGAAAGAAAGGCAGTTATGATGCGTACCTGATTCCAGAGAGTGTAGAGGAATTTTCCTATACGAAAGATGGTAAAGAAATCATAGGATTCCAGTATAAGTTTAAGATGGAATTTCCACAGAAGAAGGATAAGTAGAAAAACTGAAAAAACTTGAAAAAATATTTTTCATAATAATTTGTAAGATTTTGTCGAAAAATGTCATGTATATAGTGAAGGGAGAATTTTAGCATGAGTAAGGAAAAAGAAATAGAGATGCTGAAAGAAAAACTTGACTATTATACGTTGGTAGCCGCTGATGACGAATTTGATGCCGGGAAAGTTATAAAAATTGTCAAAAGGTTGGAAGAACTTGAACCGACAGAAGCACCGAAAAAGTCGGTTGACGAATTTTTAGACGATTTCTGTAAGTATTGCGAAGAACGGGAAAGGGAGGAAAAAATACTGGTGTAGGAAGCAGTAATAGCAGTATCTATGATGAAAAAAGTGTGGTATTATGAGAAAAAGAAATTTGCAAATCGGAGTTTGTTACTCTTTTTGGAGGTGAATTGGTAATGATAAAATTAAAAATGTCTATTGAAGATATAAGTGAGTATCAGACAGGTATTTTACCAAAGAATGCTGTTAAAATAGAAA